AAAAAGAAAACAACAACGAAACAAAAGTAAGAGTCTTAAAGAATAGATTCTCAGGAGAAACTGGACTAGCTACTACCTTGTTCTACGATCAAGACAGTGGCAGATACACGGAAGATGAGAATGTATTTAAAGACAAAACAATAACAACCAACGGTAACGATCCGTTTTAATAAAATGAAAATACTATTCTTTGATATAGAAACCAATGCAATCGAGGACTTCACTAATCTGAGTGACCTCAAGGTCTGTCATTGCATATCCATCTACGATCCTATAGCAGCTAAGATGATTACCTTTGAAGGTGAAGGGATAAAGGAAGGACTTAATATGTTAAGCAAAGCAGACAAGATCATAGGACATAATGTGATAGGATTTGATCTACCTGCGTTAGCTAAGTTGTACAACTTCCATCCACCTTTGGTCCGAGTACAAGACTCTCTTGTTATGAGTAGGTGTATACACCCTGACATAATTGTCACAGACATAGTTGAAAGAACTAAGCTAAGTCAAGGACCGAGAAGAGAAGCAAACAAACAAGCTGATGAGTTAGGGTTAGAAGGAAAAGAGAAAGAGAAACACATTAAAAATTATGTATATGAAAAAGTAGAAAAAAAATTTAACGCAGATATATTAGGTAGTCACAGCTTGAAAGCTTGGGGACACAGGATGGGTGAGATGTTAAAGCTTACTTACGGAGAAGAGGAAGGAGCATTCGATCACTACAACGAAGAGATGAAGAAGTATTGTGAACGAGATGTGTTAGTAACCAAGACCTTGTATGAATATTTAATTAAGCTTGAACCTAGTAGAAAGATGTTAGCTATTGAACATTGGTTTGCTTACATCATCAGATTACAAGAGAGCCAAGGCTTTGCTTTTAATATAGATAAAGCTGAACAACTGGAACAGAAGTTAAACGCAATCCGAGCAAAGCTACAAGATAAGTTACAAGAGATGTTTGAACCTACCGTCAGGAAGATGAAGACTCCGAAGGGATACTCATTAACTATTGAACACATGGATGGAATGGAGGTTATCAACGCACCTACTAAAGTAGAACTTAAAAAGATACTGAAGAGTAGAGGCATGGTACAGAACTTGGTTAACAAAGCTAAACCACTCGATGTAAAGGAAGAGATCATACCTTTTAATCCTGGTAGTAGACCACAGATTAAAGAAAGACTTGAAGCTTTAGGTTTTAAAATACCTTTAACGAATGACGGAAAGACAGCTAAGATAGACGAATCTACTTTAAAATCTATTAACCATCCATCTGCCGAGCTTTTGCTTGAATACTTGTTAGTCGTAAAAAGACTAGGGCAACTAGCTGAAGGCAAGAATGGATGGTTAAGATTAGTTAAGGATGGCAGAATCCACGGACGAGTCAACACAAACGGAGCAGTCACAGGTAGATGTACTCATAGTGCACCTAACCTAGCACAAGTACCAGCTACAAGAGCAGAGTACGGTGAGGAATGTCGTTCTTTATTTATAGCTAAAAAGGGATACAAGTTAGTAGGTGTTGATGCCAGTGGTTTAGAACTTCGTATGCTTGCACACTACCTTTCAACTTGGGATGGAGGAGAGTACACTAAAGCTATCCTTGAAGGAGACATACACTCTGTTAATCAGAAGGCAGCTAACTTAAAAACAAGAGACCAAGCAAAGACATTTATCTATGGATTCCTTTACGGTGCTGGTCCTTCAAAGCTAGGAGAGATTGTGGGAGGAGGAGCAAAAGAAGGAGCAGCATTACAGATGAAGTTCTTGTCTAACTTACCTGCGTTGAATAAGCTCAAACAATTAATCCAACAGAAAGCAGAACGGAATGGATGTTTAACAGGACTAGACGGTAGGATACTAACTATAAGAAGTGAACACGCTGCACTCAATATGTTACTTCAATCTGCTGGTGCTGTCCTTATGAAGGTAGCTTTAATTAAACTACACACCAAGCTTTCTGAGATCGGATGGCAACACGGAAGAGAGTACGCTTTTGTAGGTAACATACACGATGAGTTCCAAGCTGAAGTTAAACCTGAGTTAGCAGATACATACGGAGCGTTAGCTATCAAAGCAATCCAAGCAGCAGGTAGAGAGTTAAACATGAAGTGTCCTATGGATGGTGAATATAAAGTAGGAGAGTCATGGGCAGAGACGCACTAAAACAAGAAACTGAATTTGATTACTACTTGTCCCTTGCAGAATTGTATGATACAACTGACTTAAATGTACCTTGGGATTGGAAGAACGAACGAATAAGTAATATTATGCCTTCATCAAAAGAGACAAGAATAGGAGCGATAGCTGAATCGGATTTCGTAACTCAATGTTTAACAAGGAACTTTGAACCTCACTCTCCTGTTACTCCTATGCCTTGGGATTTTATTGTCACTTGCCCAGCAGGTACTTTAAAAGTGCAGATCAAAGCAACTAATGTAGCTCCTAGACCTGACAGTTATAATATTGCAACTCACACAGGAAGTTTAAAGAAAAAAAGCTTAGACAAGGAAGTCATTGATGTTGTGGGTTGTTATATTCAACCAGAGAAGCTGTGGTTTATAATACCGATAGAACATATAAAAGGACAAACAACTAGATTATCAACTGACCAAACAACCAAAAGTAAATTCCAAAAATACAGAGAGAACTGGAGCATATTCTATGAGTAAAACAACCATACTAATTGACGCAGATGTATTAGCTTTTGAAGCGTCGATCATAGCACAAGAAAATATACAATGGGAAGAAGAGCTTTGGACTGTACACGCAGACATGGCAGTAGCAAAGGAACGAGTCATTGGAAGGATAGAACAATTCAAAGACTTACTCAAAGCAGATGAAGTAGTGTTAGCGTTGAGTGACCGAGCAAACTTCAGAAGGAAACTATTCCCTGAGTACAAGTCTAACAGAAGGAAGTCAGTGTTACCTATCATCTTAAAACCTATGAGGGAATGGATGCTTAATGAACTAGACGCACAACTGTGGGCTAACATAGAAGCTGATGATGTGTTAAGTATCTTAGCTACTGAAAGACCTAACAGGTTAGACAAGCGTATCATCGTATCAATAGACAAGGACTTCAAGAGTGTACCAGGAATCTTCTATGATTATAATAGAGAAGAATACCACGAACCTACAGAAGAAGAAGCAGATAACTTCCACCTACTACAAGCTTTGATGGGAGATTCAACAGATGGATTCAGCGGAGCAAAGGGAGTAGGAGCTGTGACTGCTAAGAAATGGTTGGATGATAACGGATACACTTGGGAATCTGTTGTTGCTTTGTATGAGAAGAAGGGACAAACAGAACAGGAAGCTTTGATGAATGCGTGGATGGCTAGACTATTAAGAAAACAAGAATACAATAAAAAACAAAAACAAATAACAAAACTATGGACACCGAAGAACTACCAAACAGCGGAGAGAAAGAACATTATGCCACTGGTGCGGAGCGTGACAGGGCTACTGGAAGGGGACGATTCAGCCTTATTCCTCCAATCGCCCTTCGATCCCTTGCCAGACGATTTGAAGAAGGAGGGAAACTCTACGGAGACAACAACTGGCACAACGGATTCCCTCTTAGTAGATTAATAGACAGCATGAGTAGACACTTGTTAGCACTTAGTGAAGGAGATGATTCAGAAGATCACGCAGGTGCTATACTTTGGAATGCCAGTGCTTTCCTATGGACCGAGGATCAAATCAGAAAAGGTTACTTACCACAAGAACTAGAAGACAGGAGTTACATAACATGACACCACTATACATATGGACTGGAGACACGCAATAATGGAAGATGAACTAATGCCCCTTATAAGCGAGGCTGTTGTAAAGAGATTGGAAGAATTATTTCCTGACAAATGTCCTGACTTGACGAACTCTGAAAAAGATGTTTGGTTTAAAAGTGGACAAGTGTCTGTAATTAGATTCCTTAGACAAACTTATAACGAACAGCTTCAACAAAACATTTTAACAAAAGACTAACTATGTGTTTTCCCTCACCTAAGTTTCCTGATATCAAACCTCCAACATCTCTACCTCCACCTCCTCCTCCAACAAAGACAGCGTCTGCACCTGAACAAGCACGAACACTAACTGGTGAAGCAAATAAAAGGAAAAGAGGTACAAAGCGTTTAACAGTATCTCGTCGCCCTACACTTGGTATGCAATCATCAGGTCAAACAGGATTACAAATGCCTTCCTAATTTATTACTATGAATAATTTAATTACTTTATTTAAAAAGACTTTACTAAACGGAGCAACAAGTGCAGCTCCTGGTAGTAGCATCTCATCTGAAAGAGCAAAAGGTTGGACCTTTGTAATAGCGGCAAGTGGTGTTATTAGTGGTGCAGTGGTAGACATTGAAGCTGAGATCGCAGGTTTTTGGTTTGTGATTCACAGGGAAACTGTAACAGCTAACGGATCATTTATGATTAGAGATGACCACGGACACTACGAAAAAATCAGAGGTAACATAAGTACTTATACAGATGGTACTTACAGTGTATACGCTAGAGGAACTACACATTCTTTGTAAAAACAAATGTCAATCACCTTTCCATCAGAGCAGTTAAAACCTAGTAGCTTAGAAGGTTTACCTAATCAGTTCGTAAGACCTAGCTTTGAAGAGCTGTATGGTTTTGATGCGATTACTGATGCTTTGTTGACAGAAGCAGGTGAGATAATACAAACAGAAGCTAGAGAGACTTTACAGTTTGACGAAGGTTCTCCGATAGCACCAGGTGCTAACACTTACACTAATTCAGACAACACTCTTAGTGTAACTATAACAGGAAGCATTGCAGTGTTTACTTATGATGCAGTACCTAATGCGGATCGGTATGATTTGTACTTAATTAGATTTAACCCATTTCAGCGAGCGATATTTTTATCTTCAGCACTTACTAGAACTTATGATTTGTCTTCCGCCTTTTCTTCTGGAGATTTATTACGAGCTTCGTACAGAGCTAGAGATACAACAACACAAGTATATGGTCCATTCAGTCCACCTGTCTTAAACTTTACATTCTAACCTTTTTACCTTTTCGATAAATGGCTAATAAAAAAATATCTGAACTTACACCGTTAAATGCTACACCTGACGCTAACGATATATTGCCTCTCAATGATACCTCTGTAGGTACAACTTTCAGTGTAAAGGTATCAGAGCTTCAAGCAGCTACTCAAGCTTTAGCTTCTAACTTGACTGACATCTCTACCATTGCACAAGCAAACGGTACGATGATTGCATCTAACGGTACTAACTTTGTAAGTTTAGGGACAATAGATGGCACAGGCTTATCAGCAATACGAGCAGACTTAGGACTGGGTACAGCAGCCACAACAGCAAGCACAGACTACGCTACAGCAGCTCAAGGAACTTTAGCAGATAGTGCTACTCAACCAGGTGATAACATATCGACTCTTACTAATGATAGTAACTTCATCGATTCATCAGGAGCACCAGTGCAATCGGTAGCTGGAAGAACAGGTACAGTCACAGTCGATGCAGGTGATTTAACAGATGGAGATTTTGGCGGTACTGCGATCCTTGGATTTGATGCTAGTATAAACGATCAAACGGGAACAACATACACTTTATTATCCAGCGATAATGGTAAGGTAGTAGTCCTTAATAATGGGTCGGCAGTTACAGTAACAGTTCCAAGCGGATTAGGAGCTGGTTTTAATTGTAGTTTCATACAGAAAGGTGCTGGTCAAGTTAGCTTTAGTGCTTCAGGTACTACCATTAACAATAGACAATCACACACCAAGATCAACGCTCAGTACGGAGTAGCTAGTATAGTAGCTTACGCAGCTGACACCTTTGTTCTTGCTGGAGATACTGCTTCCTAATGTTCGTTCTTCCTACATTTTCTTTTGGAGTAGTAGCTAGTCCTACATTTGTTTCAGTATTTGATCCCGACTTAACATTCCCAACCATCCAAGTATTTGACACGGAGGCTGAGTTCATAGGTCAAACAGACGCACCTAATTACACCATAGTCCACGCTAAAGACACCGATAAGTTGTATGTGTGGGACGGTAGTAAGTGGGTATTTTATAATCAGAATTAATAATTAGTATGAGTACATTAACAAGTTACGCATCACAATCAGCTAGAGATTCAGCAGCACCAGCAGCAAGCAATACAGGTCTTTGTATATTTAGATCAGACACAAACGCCATTGAAGTATCAGACGGTAGTAACTATCTGAGTTACAATAATGACGGGATTGCTGTAGCATCCACTTTCCTAACATTAAACGGAACAAATCAATATGTTGATATACCTGATGATACTGCTATAGGTTTCAGCGGAGATATTTCAATTTCTGCTTGGTTCTACTTGGATAATACTTCGGGTTACAAATCTATTGTAGGTAAAAGAGACGGCGGTGGTACTAATTATGTATTTTATGTTAACAATTCTAATCTAGTCTCGTTTGACGGTGGTAGTCTCCGAACTGATGTTACTACTCTTAGTGTAAGTCAATGGTATCACGGTGTATTAGTTATAGATTCAGGTACTTCTACTACATTTTATCTGGATGGTAGTTTTTCATCTACACAAGCCTCATCTACAATAACTAATAACGATGCTAACTTACAAATTGGTAATGATGGGGTTGGTTCTTATTTTGATGGGTATATTGATGATGTGGCTATTTACAACAGAACACTAAGTTCCTCTGAAGTTGGCGATCTTTATGGAGGTACATTTCCAGCAAGCGGTTTAGTAGGAAGGTGGACAATGGAAGGAGATAGCGGAACAACAATTACAGACTCTTCAGGAAACGGTAACACAGGCACAGCGTCAACTAGCGGTATGCTCATCACAGGGTCGAGGACATTCTAATGAATTATGTAATTATAGAAGAATCTGAAGTTAGTAATGTTGATTTTGATTTAGTGTTAAATACTAACGCAGAATTATTAAGATATAAACTAGATGGTTCACAGGCACTTTTACAGTTTGAGGGAGACACCCCCAGCTTTTTAATAGGTGAACCACAGTACACACACGCTGAAATAGTAGAAATAATGAGTGGTGCTGAGTGGACTCCTGACGCTATAATTTAATCATTATGAAAGAAACAGCCCAAGGGCTATATCATAGCTTAGAGAACCAAAGGTGGTCTTTCTTGGATAGAGGTCGTACCTCATCTGAGTTAACGATACCTTACATAATGCCCCCTGATGGACACAACTACGCTACTAAGTATTACACACCTTATCAAGGAGTAGGAGCTAGAGGAGTAAACAACCTAGCTTCTAAATTACTGTTAGCCTTACTACCACCGAACGCTCCGTTCTTCCGTCTTGTTATAGACAGGTATGAATTAGATAAAGCAAAGCAGGAGTTAGGACCAGAGGGAGGAGAGCAATTACGATCTGACTTAGAGAAAGCGTTAGCAGATGTAGAGCGAAGTGTATCTCAAGAAGTAGAAGTTGAAGCATTTCGAGTAGGAGTGTTTGAAGCGTTAAAGAATTTATTGGTCACAGGTAATACTTTGTTATACTTACCTGATGAAGGTGGAATGAGAGTATTCAGACTGGATCGTTACTGTGTGAAGAGAGACCCAATGGGTAATGTAACACACATAGCTATCAAAGAAACTGTTGCTCCAATGATGTTACCTGAGTCTGTAAGAGAGGAAGTATATCGTCAAGAGAAAGAGAATAGCTGTGACTTGTACACCTCTGTAGTTAGAGAAGGTAATGAATATGTAGTACAACAAGATGTAAAAGGAATTGTTATTGAAGAGTCAAAGGGTAGGTATCCTATCGAGAAGACTCCATTCCTACCTCTTCGTTATACAAGGATAGATGGTGAAGATTACGGACGAGGATTTGTTGAGGAGTACATTGGTGATCTTAAATCTTTAGAGTCGTTAACAAAAGCGATAGTCGAAGGTAGTGCAGCAGCAGCCAAGGTATTGTTCATGGTTAATCCTAACGGTACAACCAGGGCTAAGACTTTATCTGAATCTCCTAACGGTGCAATTGTACAAGGTAGTG